CTCGTTTCGCCCCGCATGCTAAGGGGCCGTCAAAGGACCCGCTACCGAGGGGCGGTATGCCCGCTCGGCCAAACCAAGTTGCTATTTGAGATGCCATCGCGCGAATCATTTTTCCGCCGGCCCAGTGCCGATGAGTGTGGAACCGATGTGGACTATCCGTCCGATCTCCGCGCCCTTCTCGCGCAGTTCATGCCTGGTGCGTGCGAGCGAAATTTCTGCGTTCAGTGAGTTGGCTATTGAATCAACACCCTTCGCCATCGCCACCACGTCCGTTGCACTGATTTCCTTGCGGGCTAGCGCTAGCAGGGCATTGCCGATGATGCGGCGCACATCTCCTAGCGTAGAGACCTGCTCCATATCTGCCAGTGATGCCAGCGTGTTTTCAGATGGTTTCATTTCTTGCTTCCTTTGCATGGTTTGCTGCAGCTTGCTTTAATTCAAGCGAGAGCCGCCGCAGCGACATTTGCTCCCTCTTGAGTTGAATGATCGCCGGACTTATTACTGATTTCGGCATGCCTGCAACCCGCAGTTGCAGTGCGACGTAGGAGTCCGGGAGGGCTTTTTTCCTTTGAGCGGACCGCGCACGCTCTTTCTCGGGGTTGGCTTGATACTTCGCAGCAGAGGTGACGCGTTTGTTCGCCCGTTCCTTCATTACTGCCCTAAATCTTCGGACGTGCGCGTCGTGCAGTTTCTTCAAGTACCGGCGCCATTCCTTGAAGGCAGCGACATGTGCGTCGCAACGAGCGTACTTTCGCGGGTTGGGGGAGAATTCGCGCCCCTCGCGCATCGCCCTCAAACGCCTGGCCTCTCGCTTCGCGGCCATGCGCAGCTGGCGGCGTGCTTCGCTAGATAGCCCGCGCAAATTGCGATTTATTTTTACAGTCTTGCCTTCTGATTCAGCGATGCGCTCCCGACGGCGGCGGGCTCGTTCAGAGGCCTTGGTCGGCACGCGGCCCCACGGGGAGGCCGCTGCCTCGTGGCCGTCGGCGCCACAGAGCGCGCATCGTTTGGTCACCGCGTGCTCCCTGAGTTGAAGCGCGCCAGGTAGAACCGGGCTTCGTTCTCGAAGGTGGCAGGGAACTTGTCCTGCATCGAGTTGATGACGACTCGCTTGATGCGGCGTGTGTTGAACATCTGCGCCGTGTCGATGGTCTGCCGTGCCTCGATGGGCAAGCGCTTCTTACCCTGTCGAATGAACACGACGCCGCCGTACTTGTTGCCACGCTTGGCGATGAACGCGCCAGGGATCAGCTTGCGTGGCCCTTTGCGCTTGACCTTGAACGTCACGCCCTTGAGCCCTTGCCGAGCAGCGAAGTGGATCAGGTTGCGCGCGCGGCCACGCTTCGACGGGGATTCGAGCGTGCCCTCGATGGCGAACAGGCCGGCCTTCCTGGAAGCCAGTCGCACATTGAGCGACTCGCGAACGACCTTCGCCTTGACGGCGAATTCCTGCGTGATGGCACGCGTCATCCCAGTGCGGGCCTGGCGCAGTGTCTTGTTCACGGCGCTTGCCAATGCTTTCTCCCCGACCTCGCGCTGCAGGGTCTTGAGCTGCCGAGCAACCTCGGGAAAGTTGTGCTTGATCGAGATTTGCATCCATCCACCTCTTTTTTTTCTTTTCCAAAAAGAAAGACCTGATTCGTGTTTCGCGCGTTTCGACACCTGTTGCGTCGCAAACCCGCGCCGTTACGTGTGTTTCGCCTGTTACGGGGGGCGCGCCTCACGCACATGTGCGCGCCTGCCTGCGCGTGACACATGTGCGCGCATGTGCGGGGGAACCAGCGAAACAGGCGAAACACACGTAACGGCGCGGGTTTGCGGCGAAACAGTGTTTCGGGGAAGGCGAAACAAGCTCATTCGTCACCGCCTTTTGTCTTTTTCGCAGAGGGAGGGGGGGCAGGCGTTGAGCCGTCATCGCCCTCTCGCGTGCGCAGGAACCGGCTCAGAGCGGCGTCAAATGCGTCCACTGCCCTAGCTGCCCAATCACCCCAGGTAACACCGTTCAGCGGCTCGCAGCCGCGCGGCACAAAGCAGCGAACCGATGTCCTGGCGCTTTCGGCTTTGACCTGGATCACTCTGTAGTCAATGCACGGCTCGAGCCGGTTGCCCAGTTCATCCTTTTCGATTCGCTCCATCGCCCACTTCCTGCACGCTGACGTGAAGCTGGCTTGGTTCGGAAACCATCGCTCGCCCGTGTTCTCAGCCCAGCGCTTGAACGCGCGATACAGCTGCTCGGCAGAGCACACGTTCACCGGCAGGTGCAGATAGCCGTTGAGCCATTCGATCATGAAGCGCTCACTGGGCTCCATGCTCAATTCGATCAACTCCTGCTTGGCCTCGGTCATGAGCGGCTTGGTGTGCTCGTGGAAGTCCTCAAGCGGATACGTCAGCAGGTAGTGCAGGAACTTGGCCGCGCCGCCGGCTTCCAGGAAGGCCCGCACTTCTTCGTACAGCTCGGGCTCTTCGGGTGTGGGCGTGTAGACCACCAGGTGCCGCCGGTCACCGATTTCGATCACGAGCGGCTTTTTCTCATTGGAGAGAAAGACCAAGTTCGCGTGGTTGTTCTCCCAGCGCGTGTCGGTGTGCATCGTGCGGATCGGGATGCGCTCGGCATCGATCATCCACTTGAGCCGATTCTTGTTGTGGTACAGCTCCTGGCGGCTCACCACTTCATTGCAGATCACCATCTGCTTCGCGCTGATCCAGCCGTTGTACTTTTCTTCGATTTCGGTCTGACCGACCATCACGCCGTAGTCGCCGTACATGTCGCGAATCACGTCGAAGAACAGGTTTTTGCCAACGCCCTGCGGCCCGTGGAAGATCAGCGCCGTCGCCATCTTGGCGCCGGGCTTTTGGAACGGCAGTGCCAGCCACCGCAGCACCCAGTGCATGACTTCGTCCACGCTCGATATCGACGAGTCGCAGCGCCCGCACAGGTGGCGCAGCAGCTTGAGCATCACCGCCACTTCCTCGGGCTTGCACGCGACTGGCTCGACAGCCAGGCCTGTCCAGAGATTGATGCACTCATCGTCAGCCTGACCCGTGGGGTCGAAGACCAGCTGCTCTTCGTCAATCGTGCGCCGATCGGGTGATGTCTTCCACATGCGGACATAGTCCGCCCCGAACATGTGCGCCATGTTCGCCAACTTGACCGCCTTGTGCTTTTCTCGGTCCCACGCGGTGTCTGTCGGGTAGATGAAGACGAAGTTCTCCACCATGTAGGTGTACCGGCCCCAGTCGATCTTCTTTTCGCGCTTGGCTGATTTCGGAGCTACCCCCCCTGTCCCCTTCTCATTCGCATCGCGAATTTCGGGGGAGGGGGGTGGGTCAGAGGCCGGCGCGCTGGCGCTCGCCTTGCGCTTGCCTGCCTTTATGCTCACTACGTTCTCGGGCGGCTCGGGGTGCTCCGCCTCGGGCTCGGATACGAACGCATCGGAAGGCCAAAAGGCCTCGGGCTCCGACTGGGTCAGTTCCTCGATCAGCTCCGGCGACAGATCGTCTGCCGGCGCATCGTCGTCAGGGCCATTCGTCGGATCGTCGATCGGCTCAGTCACCGATGCGCTCCTGCAGTCTGGCGATCACGCCGCCGATCTGCCGTGCGACGACGTCCAAACCTTGGCGGGCGTGCAAGTCGTTAAAGTCGGTGTCTTTCTCTGCCCGGGTGGCCGCCTCAAACACGGGCCAGCAATGTTCGCAGCGCTCGGTCGCCTTGGCGGCTTTGCGAGCGGCGCGCTGGCCGGGGTTGCGCCCCTCGTGGTCTTTGGTGCGCCAATCATCATCAGCGCAGATCAGCAACCACGAGTCAGGATGCAGCTCGCGCAGGATCGGCATGACGAAAGGCAAGTTGTACGCATCGAGCGCGACGTAGACCGGCCAGGCGCGCGCGAGCGCCATGCGGATCGACAGGCCTGTCGCGTAGCCCTCGCACACGAGCACCAGGTCATCGGGCGCATCAGGCGCGCCCAGGCGCAGGGCGCAACCCGACTTGCCGAAGCCCTTGGTGAAGGTCTTTTGCGGGAGCGGCTCTTTCGTGCGCCTGTGGATCCGTGGGCCTGGGTAGATCCGCTGCAGGGCGCGCAGCGCTCGCTCGCGCGGCCAGTCGTAGCGCAGCAGCGGAATCAGCAGCGAGCCATCGGGCAGATAGCGGCAGGCCTCGGGCTCGACGCCCTTGCGGTCCAGGTAAGGCGAATGGCCCTCTCGCGATGCAGAGGCCCAAAGTTCGGCGGCGGTGAGCGCTGCCTCGCGTGCCTCGGCTTCCTTGATCTTGCGCTCGGTCTCGCGCGCTTCGGCCTGTTCGCGCTTGTAACGCGCCAAGGTCTCGGCACTCAGGCCATCCTTGTCCCATTCGACCTTCTCAGCGCTGCCTTGATTGCGGTAGCTGCCAAATGCGCCGACGATGAAACGCCTGGTGCTGCCATCGGGGGCAAAGGTGTGCAGCCTGTACCAGTGCTTGCCCCCGATGCCGACTGTCTTTTTCCCACGTCCTACCTGCAGCGGTAGATCCTTGTCGCGAAATTTGATCCCGAAGTGCTCCATCTGGCGCACCACATCATCATAGTTTTCGCCATCCGTCATTCGCCAACAGCTCGCATCGATGTTGGCCGTGACGCCTCGTGTTCTGCCCGCATCAGCGTCAGCACGGCCTGCCCTCGGGCGACCACTTCGGAGAATTCGCGCTCTGCGCGCTTGAGTTCATTGGCGGATACATCGCCATCGGCGTGGGCGTCGGCGACGCTAGCGGCGAACTCCGCGAACTCGCGGCTCACGTCGGCCAGGCCGCGCCAGGTGTTGCCGTCCTCAGTGAGCGTGTTCGGCAGCGGGATCAGCAGCGCACCGCAGTTGCGGGCCATGGTGCTCAAGACCTGCAGCGGATCCTCGACGCCGTCGGCCTGGGCGAGCTGGGTCAGCGTCTCTTCATCGTCGGACCCCCACTTGTACCCGTGCACGCCGGTCAATTCCTTGCGCAGCGTGAACTCATTCTTGTGCAAGCGAAGAGCGGCGTCCGCGATCCCTCCTGGAAACCGCTTGGCCAGCAGCAGTGCTGCATCTCTCTTGTTCATAGCGCGCCCTCTCAGATATTGGTATGGTCAAGCCGGCTGCCCCTGCCGACACTTCGGTTTATGGATACATCAGCCCTCTGCCCCGCCTGGCGGCGGTTGCTGCGCCGGTGCCGGCGGGTCGGTGTGGGCCGTGCGCTTCACATGGAGGGATTTCAGGAACGCAGACACCGAACTCACCTGTCCGCACTGCGGCCACGAGTTCAAGAAGCGGCTCGGGCAGCTGCAGGACGACGAACGCTGTGCCTGCCCGATGTACCGGGGCACTTTCGGCGTGGACACAAAGCATGTCACCGCGCAGCTCGCGAAAGTTTCGAAGGCGATCCGCCAGTTCAATCGAGGTTGACGCTTGGCGACTCAGCAAGTGCAGGTCAGCGACCACTTGATCGGCGCCCGACACCTCGATGCGCACTTTCGGGAGAGTTGCCATGGTCAAGCGGCCTCCTGCGCGGCGGGTTGGGACATAGGATGTGCCGTGGGCGTGTCGGCGGCGCGGCGGTCGCTCATGCGTCGCTCGCCTACCCGGCGCTCAATAGCGGCCTCCTGCGCGGCGGTGTCGGCTTGCAGCTCAGGCCAGATTTCCTGATAGATTTCGGGCCACTGGCCTACCCGGCTGAATCTTCCTGGAAGCTCCTTTTCAAGCTGCGCAGCGCGGCGCACCAGCTTGTCTTCAGGAATCACGCCGTTGCGAAGCCATTCCGTGACGCTTGGCGGTTTGACCCCAAAGAACCTTGCAGCAGCGTTTGTGCCTTGGAGGGCTCCAACGATATCGGCGGCACTCATTTGCATAGGCGCCGATTATTAGATACACCTAATAGTCGTGTCAAGCACACCTAACGGGATTGTCGTTAGCCTTACCTAATGATGCAAACGCTTTCCGAGCGACTTAAGAGCCGTCTAAAGGACTTGACGATGACGCCAGCGCAGCTTGCTCGCAAGGCTGGTGTGAAGCCACCGTCTGTCTCTCTTTGGCTCAATGGCACAACTAAATCGATCAAAGGCCAGAACCTATTGAAGGCCGCAGTGGCTTTGCAGGTAACGCCGGACTGGCTTGCAAATGGGAGAGGTCCGAAGTTCGTCAATGAGCCAGTCGGGGCCCAAGCGGTTCAGGAAGAGCGAACATATCACGGTGATGCGTCGATCGCCGAAGCAATCAAGCTGCTGGAGGCAATGAGCCCTAGTGACCGCAAAGAGGCACTTTCGTTCTTGCGAGTCTTCGGCTCAAAAAAGGGGGCGGGTGCGACACGTCGGCAACGTGTTTCAATTCCCGCCGCAGCGCGTGCAGCGTAGTGTTTGGGTCTCAGGGACTTCAGATACTCGCTCTTAGGGCTTCAAGCCATCGGCGCTCAGAAATTATTTCAATTGGGTGACCGTTTTCTTGTAGTTGGGCAGCTTTCTGAATCTTGCGCCCATATGAGGTGTGTGCCCAGTTAGGCGAAACCCGCGTGCCAACCACGAGCACATCTGTGCTACGACTGACAGAATCCAATGGCATGCCGCCGCCTTTGAGCGTCACGCGTTCGCAAGCAGCTCGCGTCCCGAACATGAATTCTCCGGTGTGACAGACTCCAGCGTTGCGAATTTCAACGGACACAGCGTCGTCAATCGGCAGCGTCGTCACTTCAGGGCTGGACGACCCCGTTAGGGAGAAATCAGTCGAGGCAAGGTCGCGAAGGACTTGGAGCAAATGTTCCTGCTCAACCGTAGTGATGATTCCGTCTGCCATCACTTCCTCAACCTTGCGAGCAATCACGAAACCCGGCCAAGTGCTGGTTACCTCTTCGTGCTCGGCAAGCCAGGTGGAGAGGAATTGGATTTCAGCCTTTTGCAACTGTAGGTCTGCCACCATGCCAGTGATCATGCCAAGCAGATGCTCCATAGCTCTGGTCGCTCTTCGGTGCTCGATGGAAAGAATTTTCAAGCGCGCGGCGTAGTTGTCCATCCTGTCTCCTCGATATGTAACCGATAGTACAGAAATGATCGTTAGGCATACCTATTGACTTTTTTGTTAGGTGTATCTAATAATTCGCTCCACGTTCACAAAACGAGGGTCGAAATGCAAGCCACACCGCAGGTTGTCTACACATCAGGGGACGCAAACTTCATCGCCTCGCACGGCGGGCGGCGTTTCCTAGTTCCTTCCCCCATCGACGCGCCGCACAAGGCGCTCACACTCCGGCAACCGCTTGAAAAGCTCAGATGGGGACCAGACTCGTGCCAGGGGGGCATCTACGCTATGTCGGGCGACTTCGTCGTATTCATGGCGACGCGATCGGTGCGCGATGGTCGGCGCACCTTCGCTTGCTTTGAGCAGCGAATCGATGAGCACATGCGCAAGTGGTCCATGAGCTATCGCGCTGTGATGGACGACTTCGGGTTTCTCCAGCAGGTGCCGGAATGAGCGCGCTTAAGGTGCGCCACGAAGGCCGGGCAGGTAGGCCCTACGAGGCTTTGCGCCTCGTCTTCTCACACGATGGTCCGGCGGGCGACTATGAAGCTGCATTCGCCCGTCTCACCGATGGCTTCGAAGCGCTCACCGGTCAGCAGATACAGGAGCGTTTGGCCGCCCACAGCATCGAGGTCACCCTTGACTTTGCAACCAGGCTCAAGGCCGACGCGTGCGAGTCGTCAATCAGTAATGCCGCCATCCGGGCGCGCGCTGGTGAGCACTTCGTAGGCCACGCGATTGGCGAAGGCCATTCGAGCGTTGGCATCGAGCTTCATCCCGTTTGCAGCACACCATTTGGGGAACTCGTCCGGGTCAATGTTCACGCGCACGACGCGAAGGCCTTTGATCTCTTGGCCTTTGCGACCCGTTTCTGCGGCTCGCAGCCACTCATCGTAGGTCCGATGGAGTTTGTGACCATCCTCAAACATGGCGATCAGGCGAGCGAAGTGTTCCCGCTTGAACCACGACATGCCAACAATCT